AACTTGTTTTGGGATAACACGAATGGAAGGTTGGGGATTGGGACGAGTAGTCCAAGTACAACGCTACACGTTGTTGGTCAGGCTACAATATCAACGGCATTAAGCATAAGTGGTGGCTTTGTAATGACTGAAGCAGGAAATGTTCACAATTTCACCGCACCTGCAACAAATAGAACTATCCGTTTTATTACAAATAGTCAATCCTACAGTTTATTCTCAACGGGAAATTTTGCAATCAACACAACAACCGATGCAGGTTTCCGCTTAGACGTTAACGGAACTGCGAGGGTGCAGGATGACATTACTGTTAGCAGAAATAAAAATCAAACCACAGGGGTATTTATATCTAATACAACTAATTCAGCATCAAGCGCGGTAGCTATAAATTTAACGAGTTCAAGTGGTGAGGCAGTTTTTGCTAAAAAACCCGCTTTAGGTTCTGTATATAAAACCATTTCAGGAAACGACACTTATATTTATAACGGAACTGCGGGCGATATTTCAATACTTAACGATTTTGCAACGGGACGCATTAAATTTGCAGCAGGTGGTGCGAGTACCGCTCAAATGACTTTATTCAGCACGGGTAATCTTGGCATCAACACCACCACAGACGCAGGCTTTAGACTTGACGTGAATGGTACTGCGAGGGTGCAGGATACACTGACTGTTGTTAAAAACCAAAATCTTGGTACTTCTTTAAATATTACTAATACAACGTCAAATTTTTTAGCAGGTGCAGTTTTAACATTAACATCTGACGCATCATCAGGTAACGCTCAGCTTGGCAAGTATTCAACTACCACAACTGCATATAAAACTTTATCACCTAAAGATGTTTGGATATACAATAGTTCTACGGGTGGTGATATTTCAATACTTAACGACTTTGCAACGGGGCAAATTAAATTTGCAGCGGGCGGTGCGTCAACTGCTCATATGACAATCAAATCAAATGGTAGAATAAATATGTCAGCACTACCAACCTCAGCAGCAGGACTTTCCGCAGGCGACATTTGGAATGACGCAGGAACATTAAAAATAGTTTAAAAATAAATATATGAAAGCAACAACACCAACAAACGGAGTAGCTATTGAACCCGTAGTCTACCCACTTAACGAAGGAACGGCAACACGAATGACCGTACTTGTTTTGAACTTCGAAACAACTGCAACAACTTGCACAACTTACTACGAACTTTTAACCGAAGAAGGTAAGTGCTTAAAGGCTGACAACTACACGCTAACACCTGAGCAGTTCGCAGCTTGGGGGCAAGATAACAACGTAGTGAATGAGTATGTAGCTGAGGCTATCGGGGTAACGATTATTTCGTAACTTAGCAAGAAAAAAGCTATGTTAACACTATCCGAAAAACAAGTAAAAGAGATTGAAGTGCTAATCGGTGAGATGCCAGGCAAGTTCGCAATTGCACTCTTGAATATCCTAAACCAAAAGGCAGAAGAAGAGCCTAAGGAAGATGTACAATCCTAAATCTAGAAGGACAACAAAGCAAATTGGGGCTGTCAAGAAGAAAACTCTTGATGGCCTCACTGCTAATAAAAACATTGATGACATCATTGCTCTTTCAAAGTTGTCCAATACTCAAGGTTTAGAAATTAAAAGCATTGAATCTGATCTGTCAGGAATTCATTCTGACATCACCACTATCAACAACACCAAGCAGAACAAGCTTACATTAACCACAGATGGATTCTACGGCCCTTCTACGCTCGTTAATGACGTACTTAATGTTCCAGACTATTCAGCAGCTCCAAGAGGCTTATATACTCAAACAGACAGAAGTATTCCAATCAGCAATACAACTGTAGAGACATCTCTTATTAACGGTGGAGTCGGTACTTTATCTGTACCTGCCAATGGATTTCAAGTAGGAGATAGCTTCTTTGCGGTTGCTACGGGATATTTGTCATCTGTAAACAACCATACACTACAGATAAGAATTAAGAGTGATGGAACTATATTAGCTGATACAGGTATTATAACTATGTCTGCTGCTACAAATAAGCATTGGAAATTAGATGTATACTTTACGATAAGAACGTTAGGAGGTCCAGGAGTAGCTTCAATTGCAACAGGTGGTACATTTGTTTACACTAAGGATGCATCAAACTCATTTGAGGGAACTAACTTCAGTACAGAAACATTTACCGGATTCAATACCACGGTAGATAATACCTTAGTTGTTACGGCACAGTGGGGACAAGCAAGTACAGGAGACATAATTTCAAGTCAAATATTCACTTTAACAAAAACATACTAATGCGATACGTTATTATTTTATTGATTGTATTATCTTCTTGTAGCCCTAAGACTAGATTTACAAGACTTATTACTAAGCACCCTGAGTTACTTACATCTGACACTGTTTTAGTGCGTGATACGGTAAGAGTTGTTGTACCTGAGGTTAAGGTTGACACAGTTGTAAAGGTGAATGATTTGCTAGATACTATCTTCTTAGAAAAAGAACAGCTCAAGGTAAAAGTATGGATGAAGGGTGATCAAGTTTTCATCGAAGGTAAGTGTGACACTGTATACGTAGAGCAGATAATTGAAAGGAAGATACCTGTTAAATACTATGAGAAGACTCCGGAATGGAAGATGCTCTTAAATAACACTTTACCTTTTTTAATTATTTTTGCTATAGTTTATTTTATTTACCGATTTATCAAGAGATAATGCAAGAGTTGATTCAGTTTGGAATGGTTACGGCCATCGCTATTATAGGATATTTTTTAAAGATGGTACACGCAGATGTTCGTAAAAACACTGAGGATTCAGGTAAGCTCAAGGGAAAGATTGAGTTAGTAGAACAGGAATCCCGTCTCAAATATCAGGCCATACAGGAACAGACTCAACTTGAGATTAAAAGTTTAGCAAGAAGCGTATCTGAATTATCAGACGCAGTAAAACAACTAATAATTAATAGATAATGGATACAGTATCAACAACACCTGACTTTGGTGTATTTTCACAATTGTCTGAGTACGGACCTTTAGGACTTGTTGTCTTGGCATTAGGTTACGTAGCTTGGTTATTTATCAAAAGATACTTAGACGAAACTAAGAAGTAATGTCATTTGGTCCTTTTGAAGTATTAACTCAGTATGGTGTGCTAGGATTTGCTGTCCTGGCACTTGGTTATTTATGTTGGATGTTTCTCAATCGACTTATGCAGAGCGAGGATAATCTTAAGGCAAAGGTAAATGAGTTAGAAGGAGAGTATCGTGAGAAGCTTGACAGTAAGCTTACAGAGAGCACTGAGAGCTCTAAAAGTCTCAAGGAGATAGTTCTGATGTTCTTAAGTAAGAAATGAAACGTAAGCTCATCATTGTAGGCTCTCTATTCATTACACTAGTGGTAATGCAAGTATTCTCAAGCGGACATGGTCACGTTGTCGTAGTTGAGGATAACATACAGCTTACAGGAGATAACAAGAAGCTTACAACGGCTAATAAGAAGCTTACTACAAGTGTAAAGGAATTAAAAGCTGAAAACGAAGAATTAGTAGAGGACAAGGAGAACTTACAGCAGATGGTATCTGAGGTTATAGGTGATCTTGACAGCACTAGATCTGTAGTAAAAGATATTAAAAAAGAATTAGCTAATGAAAAGGATGTTATTCGTAAGCAGTCTACTGGTAAAGAGTTTGATTTTCAGCCAATCAAGCTACCCACTTCAGACGGTAATTAATGGAGATTCAGTAGTTATTCTTACTAAGGCTCAGGCTGATACTATCAATGCTATATTCGATAGTCAGAGAGCTAAGATTTCTAAGTTTAAATCAGAGGTAAAGACCAAAGATTCTATTATATCGATTAGAGATACGGTTCTTATGTTTTATAGTCAACAGGTTGTTCAGTATAAGAACGTGATTGACCTACAGATTGTACGTGAGGATAAGTTAGATACCATACGTCAGTGGCTTCAGAAGAGAGCGATTGAAGGAGCTTGGATATACTATTCATACATTAACAACGAGATAGTAGCTGTAGACCTCTCTGATTACGTTGTAAGAAAGGATGATTACACGGGTGACATTATGTTCTACAAGAGAACTGATGATTGCCCTAATGATAATAAACAAAAAGAACCGCCTGTTGGTTGGCACTACGATGTGGTAAAACCAAAAAGACCTAAATTAAATATATTTAAATTATGAAAAAGTTTTTCAGAGAGTTGATCTCGGATGATAATCAAATTAACGAGCAAGCCTTTGTAGGTGTTATCTCGTTTTTCGCAATGGTGTTTGTCTTATTAACAGATGTAGTCACCGGTGTAATTGGTAATGAATTAGTCATTAAAGAATTTATCTTTGATGGATTTATGTTACTAACTTTAGGAGCGTTTGGTATTACTACTGCCGGACGTATTATGAAACTTAAAAATAAAGATAAAGATGCAACTGAGTAAAAATTTAGCATTAGCAGAAGTAACACGTAGCGAAACTGCAAAACGTAAAGGCATTTCTAATATGCCTACACCTGAGCACTTAGAGAACTTCAAGAAGTTAGCTGAGAACGTATTCCAACCTATCCGTGAGCACTTTGGTGTTCCTATCCACATCTCATCCGGGTACAGAAGCAAAGCGTTGAATACTGCCGTAGGGGGGAGCCTTTCCAGTCAACATTGCACTGGTGAAGCGATTGATATTGACATGGATGGTACATCTATCACCAATGCTCAAATCTTCCATTTCATCAAAGACAATCTAAATTTTGACCAACTTATCGCAGAGTTCCCTGTAAATAGCAATCCTGCATGGGTTCATGTGTCATATGAAAGTTCAGGAAAACAACGTAAGCAAATTCTTGTAGCTAAGAAAGTTGGTGGTGCTACAAAGTATATACCATACAAAACAGATGCCGATTTAAAATAATGGCATACGTATATAGACATATTAGACTTGATAAAAATGTACCATTTTATATTGGTATAGGCAAGAGTGATTTAAATTTTAATAGAGCTGAATCTAGTAAAAATAGAAATCCATATTGGCATCATATTGTTAATCAGACAGAATATAGAGTAGAAATACTAATGGATGATTTAACATGGGAAGAAGCTTGTCAAAAAGAAATTGAGTTCATTTGTTTATATAAAAAACATTCTCAATCAGGAACTCTTTGCAACATTGCTGATGGTGGAGGTGGCGGATATTTAGGTGAAGAGATCAATGAAAAAAGAAGACAATCTCTTATTGGTCATAAAGTATCAGAAGAAACTAAAAAAAAGATTGGCCTCAAGTCTAAAAATAGAAAGCATACCGAAGAAACCAAGCTTAAAATGTCCATTATACATAAGAGTAAAAATACTGGTCATTGGTTAGAAAGCAAAGGACATAAAAACGGAAGAGCTTTTGAAGTACATCAGTACACGAAAGAAGGTGTTTTTATTAAGACTTGGGAGTGCGCACAATATGCAATTAATGAATATAAATTAAATAGAACAGCTATAACTGATTGCCTAAAAGGAAGGCAAAATACAGCAGGTGGTTTTATTTGGAAAAAATAATTAGAAATGAGAAATCGACTAGCCGGAACTAAGAGAGGTAAATCTGCTACTGCAAAGTACTATCAGAACAACCCTGAAGCTCGTGAGAAGAAGAAAGAGTATGATACTGAATACCATTCTACTCCGGCTAGACGTAAGTACCGTTCAGTACTACAGGCGATTAATCGCAAGAATGGAACACATGCGAATATGGATAATCGTGATGTCGCGCATATTTCTAAAACTAAAACCATAAGTCAAGCACAATCTAAAAACCGTGCTGACAAGAAACGTAAATTCTTTAAGTAATGGCTAAGCAGGCAGGCAATAACGTGAAGCTTGAGACCCCTAAGAAGAAAAGACCTGGCGTACATGCCAAGTCTAAGACTTCTAAGATTAAGGGTTCTAAGAACTATAAAAAGCGAAACGTAGCGCAGGGTCGTTAATTGACCTCTACAGTAAATGTTACCTTCACGTTCGAGAAGGCATCATTGATTTTCTTTAAGGTAAGGAATCCATGTGGACCTCTACCTTCTTCAACACTTAGCAATACTTTTTCTTTCATACCAATCTTTTTGGAGAATGGCTCTGCGTGCATTCTAAAATGTTGTACCCGGATGATCTCTATGATTTCTCCGAAGTCTTCTGCTGTGATATCGAGTTCGTACTTAGCCATGTATAGCAAATGATATTAAGTAACCAACTGATATTCCAGCTAGGAAATGTAATAGGAATTCGTAGTAATGTTTTTTCATAAGTCAAAGTGTATGTTATATGATTCGAGGTGTTCTCTTATTTTTCTTCTAAGCTCATCAGCTGCTTCCATCTGCTCTTCAGTAGCTTCTTTGTTTCCTATGTATCCGTGCTTAACTATTCCACGTAGGTCTTGATCTAAATCCCACATAGCTGCTTTCCAGTTGCCTCCATTGATGGCATCTATAGCATCTCTTTCGTCATCAAATTCAATTGTTATTTTCATAGTACTTAATCGGTTTATTTCCGTTTATGCATAAGTTATGTGGCAAAAATTACCCCTTATACTTTCTAATGATGTAAAAAGTTCGGTTTAAATCCGAATCTAGATGTGGTTCATCTCCTAATCTAACTGGATACCAAGCAATGGTGTAGCCGTGATTCGCAGTATAGTCTTCTTCCTTTACAGGATTTCCATTAACACTTACAAGATATATCCATGGTACATTGACTACAAGTTTTAGCTCGATGCCAATCTTTCTCATCCTGTTTATGAATACCTCTATCTCGTTCATCTTATTTTGATTTATCGTAACTATCTATATTCATCAACTCAATGATGCTTTCCTTTTGATGTTCTTTAAACTTTCTGTATGCAATCTCCTTGCGGATTAGATTCATGTGCCAATCAGGACCACCGTAGTCTAAGCAAGCCTCTAAGTGATCGTCCTCCATCTCGCATAGTGGTATAAACGTAAGTGGTCTCTTACCGTCCTTACCACGGCTACCTCTTGTTGCGTACTTACGCACTATCTCGTAGTCATCGTCAGCGTAGACAGCAAATAGCTTAATCTTTCTCATGTCCTTAGCACCGTATCTAAGATAGGCCGTTCCACCATCTACCATCGCCTCGTTAGGGCAACTACAGGTATCGTAGTCATGTCTGTGGTAGCTAACGATGGTCTCGTTGCACTCTAAGCAGGTCACTGAGTTGTATACTATTTGTTTGTCCATAATGTGTTATTTAAGGGACTAATGTTGTCTTTTTGTTACTTATATGACAAGTTATAAACCCCGGCAACAGTATCACCGGGGCTTGCGGTTCAATCGGTTTACTCAACCAATAACTTGCACCGCTAGTTTAAAAAGAGGGGAGGCTCCTGACTTATTTTAAAATCTGCCTTTCGGTTAATATTAAACTAAACTCCCCTCTCTTCTATATCACATCAGAAGGGCAAATCTGATCCTTCATCTGCCCAATTATCATTCTTAGGCTGTGTTACCGTAGTCTTTGGCTGATGAAACTCTTTCTCTTCAGTCTTAGCTTTAGAGAATGTTTTAAACATGGTGCATGAAATTTCCTTAATTTCTTTCTTCTCACCTTCTTTAGTGGTCCAAGAGTTAGTGTTGATGCTTCCCTCAACATAAATCTTATCACCTTTGTTAATGCTAGAAGCACGCTCCGCTAATGCAGGAATAGCAAAGATGCATCGATGCCATTCTGTTTTCTCTTCCCACTTGTCACCTTTCTTGTAACCATCAGAGGTTGCCAATGAAACTTGAACAAGCTTCTTACCATTTTCAAATTCTTTTACTTCTGTTTTACCGACATTACCGAGTAAAACTACTTTGTTCACTGAACTCATAACTATAAACTATTAATAAACACACTGACTTCTTTTTGGGAATGGAGCCAGACCACATCTGTATTCTCTTCGTCTTTCAAGGAGTACTTGAGCATCTTGTATTTAAGCTTAGATGTTTCGGTTGCAAAGCCCTTAGTATCAACGTAGTATGTCATTCCATTTATTCTCATGACAAAATCAACTATCATTGTTATAGGGCGTATTGCTTTACCTCTGAATCTAAAACCTTCCTGCATGATCACAGTCTTCTGGAAATCAAAATCGAATCCCAAGATTTTAAATTTGTCGTAGCAGAATTGTTCAAGTCTAGAATCAAACTTGACACCATCTACTTCAATCTTCTTATTGCCGTACTTAGATGTTTTGGATCGGATAATCTTGGCCATAGATATTGATTACTACCTCACCATAAACTGACTGAGGATATTTGATTTCAATCTTGGACTTAAGATTTGTTTCTAGTTTGTTGAGCAACCAATAACGGAATCGATCTACCAAGTTAAG